TGCTGCGAATATATCTTCGACAGTTTCTAAATGTAGATACAACATATTATTAATATCGACACCAATAACTTTCAGAAAGTCTTGACTTACTGCAGTTTCAGTATCAATATAGACTGCTACACCACCTTTTTTCTGAGTTTCAGCTAAAAGATGTGCACCAACTAAAGATTTACCACTTGATTCTAAACCATTTAGTTCCGTTATTCTACCAACTGCTATACCACCATGTGGTCGGTTTGATATTGCCAAGTCTAACAAAGTAGAACCTGTGGAAATAAATTCTTTTATATCGGTTGGTGTAGTATCGCTACCATCAAGAAAATAAGCAACCTTAGTATCCTTGAATTGTTTATTCAAACTGGCGGCGAGTTGTCCTGCCAATTCATCTCTTGTTGACATAAACTTCTCCTAATTTTATATAACTTAGGGGAGCGAAAGTCGGAACTCGCACTCCCCAACTTACTTGTTTTCTTTTAGTTATTAAACAGATCGTCAAATGCTGCTGACACATCCTCTTTTACTTCTTCATTAACTGAAGATTTTGATTCAGTTACAGACTTTTCTTGTGATTCTTCATCTTCTGATGGGTTTAACCAATTGTTCAGAACTTCTGTAAGTTCATCGTAGGTTTGTTCCTGATATATTTCAGTAATATCCTTTTGGTTATCCATTAGATTTTCAAGAAGAGTTGCATCTTCCGTAATCGGGGTTTGATTTGGTTTAACCCTGATTGTTGTTTTTGGAAACGAAGCTCCAACTTCTTCTGCTGTCTTGAACTCTACAGTAATATCACGACCATTCATTGAGTCGGTAATATCACCATAATCAGGATCAGCGATGATGGAAAGCAGTTCTTGATAAACTGTTTTACCAAAACCCCAAAACTTCACACCTTGATTCTCTTCACCACGTATGATTACTGGAGCAAAAGTTCTCATCTTAGACTCGATTTTACGAGCTAATCGATAGTCTTCCTTGTTACCCGAAGCTTTGAGTTTTTGAGAAAACTCTTCGATTGGGTCAGGACGACCAAATGACATTGGTGAAAGATAAGATTTTCTACCCAAATCATAATGGAAAAACAATTCAATGAAAGGATTATCCTTATTAAATTTGTAAGGAACTATTCTTACTTGAGTTGTGCCAGGTGATGGCTTCCATAGATTTGATGTGCGATTGTTTGTGATTTGAAGTTGACCTAGACGCTTCTTCAATGCGTTAATATCCATTCGATATCTCCTATTTGTTATTCGTTAATTGTTTAATTGTCACTAAATTATTTGTAACTGTTTTCATACATATATAAGTATGATATATATTCCCCAAAATGTAATTTATTTTTCCTCAATATCAGATTTCCATGTTTTTGTATGTATTATCGAATATACCCTTGTTGGTATTTCATACAGCCCCTCTTCGTTTGTCAGTAACATACGATTTCTGTAGTTCTCCCACGGTATTGGAAATGAATTATCTAACACACCATTGTTCAGTTTCTTAACTAACTCATTTAGTGCGTTGATTGTGTATAAAGAGTTTGATTGTTTCTTTCTATGTATAGAAATTGTATCTACTGAACTCTCAATGTAATCTTCAGTTGCTTCTACGTTGTATGTGCATATCAATTGATGATAGTCATTCTCATTCTGAAATACATATATCTTGTCGAACACTATATCGTTACAAGCTATAATCAAATCTATTGTTTCGTATAATCTATTCCTTTTGCAAAATGTTGCCAATAGTTGTGTCTTCATTAAACTTCCTTAACTTTTCCAGTTTCTACGTCTATCGCTGAACCATCGTCTGCTAATTCAGTTGGAGCAGGTTTACCATCACCAGTAAATGATAATTGACACCCACCACCTGTTCTACCAGCGGTTCTTTTAGTTCTAAATGTTATTGAATAATCATCTGGATTTTGAGTTCCTCTTGATGTTTCAAATCTTGGTTCACCATCTTCATCGTAAAATTGTTTATTGTGTTCTAAATCATTTAGTGATTCATTTGTTCTGATATTGTTAGCAATCTCAATAGCAGACATAAGTGCTTCTGGTTTAACTCCACCACTTTGAACTAAGTTTTTAGCGTTGTTTTCACCAATCAAAGCTGCTGCCTGCTCTAATGAAACTACTTTACCCAATCTTTTTTTGAAATCGTTCTCAATCGCTGCTACCCTCTTACCAAATTCTTTCCATTTAGATGCCTCATCTGGAAACTTCATCTTAGAAAGTTCTTTTTTGATATTATCAATCTCATCCATGTAATCTGCTGTCACATTAGAAATCTCACCTAATTCCTCATCAGAAAATGTATTTTGCAATCCAACTTCAGTTAGAGATTTTTTTATAAAGTCTTTTGTTTTTTCTTTAGTTTGTTCCTTATTTTTACCCCTTATCAAATCATCATTAATAACTAATGTATGACCCTCTTCACCAAGATATTGTCCTTGATTATTTCTTTTAGATTTATCTTGATGTAATTCACAAATTGTTTTTGAGTTCGCAGGACAACCATATACTCTACCCGCTTTACCAAACTTACAACTGATTAAAGATACTCTTTCAGTAGTTCCACCTTTTATCTTATCACCAGCAGGAAAATTACCAGCTGATGGTAAGTAAACCTCTTCACCATTTGCTAATTCTTGTTCATATAGATTGTTTTCAGCAAGTTGTTTCATGATTGAGTTTGCTATGTCACCATCAGCTTTATGCAAACCAACCATCAAATCATTATAACTATCAGCGATAGCTTTTTGTGCTTTCTCACTTGGTATTTCCACATTCTCTAATACGTTTTGTAATCTTTTCTGATGTTCTTCTAATGCTTTAAGAACTCCTTTGTCAACTTTACCCTCATCAACCATTCTTTGAGCGTGGTCTATTGTGTTTTGAAGGGCTGGATTGTTAAAACTTTGAGCTAAATATTCTTTTGAATGTTGACTACTTGGCATTTTGATTTTTCCTTTTTCGTCTTTGACACCAAATATACCATGTAATCCACCTCTCACTTTTTGTAATACGGGATGTTTAGCAAAATAATTAGCTACTTGTTTATCGTCTTTTGGTTTAACTATATTTTCATCACCTAAATCAGGTTTTGCTGCTGTAGTAAATCCTTGTTTTACTCCTTTTGCATCAAAAGTTTTTAATCCGCCTAATAGTTCCTTTACCTTATCTACAAGGTTTTTTGATTTTTCAGTTCCTGCTTCACCAGATATTATTTTTCTATTACCACCTAATCTATTGAAATAAGCTTTCTTACCATTTGCATTTGTAGAAAATCCTAAGTTATCAACTAACCATTGTGCAGCTTCTTTTTTCTGTTCGTCTGTTGCATCTTCATCATAAATAACACTAATTTTTTCTTGACCATCTTTTACTAATTGTTTTTGCTTCTTACTTAGACCATCCATTCTATCATTTATTCTTGTTTTAAAATCATCAATTATTTTTTGATTGTCTGAACTAATATTTCTACCTTCATCATCTTTATCTTTTACTTTACCAACATCATCTTTATCCATCATATCCGTTGGACTTGCATCTCTATCACCACCTAATTGTGCATCTACCTTACCACCTTTAGAAAGATTCATAGGTTTTTTATCATCCTCTTTACCCTTCTTGTCTTTATCATCGTCTTTCTTATCATCTACAGGCACAAGTTTGTCATCATCTACTTTGTGGGTAATTCCTTTTTTATTTTCAGGACCATAACCATTTCTTTTCCACACCAAACCCATTTTTTTAGCTTGTTGTGCAATTTTAGGGTTTGTAGGTTTATCTGGTGCTTCACCCAAAAGAGTTTTGATAGCAAAGTCAACATCCTCTACCAACATACCTTGTTCTATTAGGTAGTTTTGTAGAGCATACACGTGTTCTTTATTAGTGAAGTCAGGTACTGAATAATACCTATCTGCAAAATCGTTAAAAAATTCTTTCCAATCCATCATTAATCCTTGTGAATTTTACCTTTTCGTTCTGTAAACCATTTTCTGAACTGAACTGGTGTACCGATAGTTATTGGTTTGTTACCACTTGCTGTTGACAATAATTTTTCTATCTCAACCTTAGCCAATGTATTTTTATCCAACACTCTTTGCATCACAAACATATCTATTATCTTTGTATCATAGACAAGAAGTTCATTCCACCAAGAAGTTCTTTTATTGTGTCTAGAATCAATCAAACTCTTCTTGAATAGTTTTTTATTTTTAAGTAAAGTTTTGTTTGCTACATCAATATAATCTTTTACATATTTTGCAACTACAGGTCCTACTGCTTTTTTAGCTTGTTCTTTATACTCATTATATTCAAGATGATTAGGATCAGATGAGGGTAAGTCCATCCATCTGTCGTGATATTCTCTTTCTATATCACTTATTTTTCTATCAACACTATCATAATCAAGGTTTGCTCTGTCTAAAGCATTATACCATATTGTGGGTTTTCCATCAAATACTTGATAAGCACTTACCCATCTACGACCTTGTTTATCAGGTACGGTATCAAAATCCATAGACTTCTTTGCTAATAGATGTCCCTCTACATAACAAATGATACCACCCATACCTGTTTGAACACCACGACCTTTAGCTAATGATTCATCTTCGTGAGTTGCTGTAAATGTAGATATAGTTTTTTTTCTATTAAGAACATATTTAAGTTGTCGTATTCCATCTGGTCCTGTAATATGAAATGATTTTACAGGTATCTTTCTACCAAGAGCTTTCTCTACAACCGATGGTGTTAGAGGAATCACGTCTTTTTGACGAACCCAATTCAATACAGCTTTTGTATGAGCAGGATACCACTTATTATCTATCCAACTCGGCCCAGCTTGTTTAGATGGTGCATAGGTGGATTCCATCAATAAGTCTTTAAGTTTAATCATTAAACTTCTCCGTTATATCAATAAGTTCATCATAATTACTTCCCCACGCAACTTTGACTGGATACTTATCTCTCTCTAACACACTTTTTATTTCTGTAAGAAGTGGTAGTCCATCGTCAATGTGCATATCAAACAGAAATGAATCATAACTATACAATACAAACTTACTCTTATACTTTTCCATTATCTTCCTAATATCTTTTATAACTAATGCATTCGATTCTGTTTCTAATAACTGAATATAATAGTTAAACAACTTGTTTGCGTTAAAATCATTTCCCCTTATTTCTCTACTATAAATATCTGATTTAATAAAATTCTCTTGCTTATAGAGTTGCCACAACTTGTTAGTAAAGTCCTTTACCTTACCAAAGTAATCTATACTCTCTGCTATATCATCAGGTATAAATCCATACAAGTATTGAAATGACAAACCCTTTGCTTCCTTGTAACTTATATTAAACTTGTCTGCAAAGTGTTGGTGAACCGATTCTCTTGAGAACTCATAGTCAACCTTTTCTGCGATAAGTCGTAAGTGATATGCGTCATAATCAAACTCAACCAATTTACCACTACCACCAAATCTACTGATAAACTTTTTACGACTACCATCATTTTTATTTAGTGCTGCGAAGTTAATACCACCAAATCTGTTCGATGGACGACCTGTAGATGTGAATGGATTATACTCCGAATACACCACACCATCGGTGGTTTGTAATCCATTTTTTTCTATGTATGTAAAGTTGTCAAACATATCATCGTTGTATGTCATAATGTCAGGAGTGTCGTATTTTTCGATTAAAACCTGCATTCCTGTTGCTATCTTATACAGGTGTGATGTGAATCTCATAATAGGAACAGAAACATTTACGTCTTTCTTCTCATAATGTTTCATATGATAGTGTCGGATTATATCATCAGAATATAAATCGAAATCCGTTTTCTCACCTGTATTCCAATAATTGAGTAGATTTATATCGATAAGAT